GTTCATTGAATAGAATACTTCTGGATCACAAAGCAATTAAAGCACCCCTATCCTGTAGATGGGGATAGAGTATTTTTGTATAATCTTGTCAACAATAAGATTCCCAGATCCTCTTGATGCAAGATCTCCATACTTTATTCTAAACTGATCTGTTTCATATTCTGTTACATATCTGCTGACATAAGCAAGTCTTCCACACTTAATGTCATCAACAAGAATTCTAGTCGCTTCCTTTATTTCTTGTGGAACTACTGGCCACCCCCACTCTCCGTAAACAATGAAGTCATCCCCCTTGGGGAAGAACGATCCGCTGTTAGTACCAGTTAGGGATATAACTTGATCATAGTTTTCTGAAGAAAGCATCAAGGAGTCGGATGATGCTACTGGTAACTGGCTCGAACGAGACTCTTTCCTGTCGTATCTCCCCGCAAGGTTTATGGTCAGTGCGGTTTTGTCTGGGCTGATAACATAAGTGAGTTGATTAGGTATTGGGGTTGTCCTGTTGTATACTGCAATGTTGTTTTGGTAAACCTGGTTTATCCTACTTGCTTTTTTTGGTAGCGGTAGATAGTCTAGTCCAAGTCCAGTCATCTCGATAGCTTTTGATTCGTAGTAGAATCCCCCAACAAGGGTATCGATGATGAACCTTGCTGTTTTTTCTAGTTGAGCGTATTCAGCTGCATCACAGTCTGTACCCTCTGAACTCGTTATTGGGTCGATGTAGGGCCTGTATATGTAAAGTGTATCTATAACTACCGTTTCATCTGCTAGGTCATCTGCGCCTATCGTGTAGACATATACTGGGTACGAATCGTCATACTTTTGAAATCCCAAGGGGAGTTCGTATGTAATCACTCCAGATGCACTAGAGGTTAGAACTTCAGAAACAATTGCGTTTCCGTGGCTTCCATATATTTCTAGAAGGTGGTCTGTTGATTCAGACGGCACTGAAAAGTTTATTGAGAAGTTAAATGGTGTTTGTCTTAATAGGTCCATATCTATAGGCCGTAATGTGTTGCTACTTCTTCGGGTTCTACTTCACGAACTCCCTTTCGGGTAAGCCACATATCGGCTGCCTCCTTTGTAACAATGTTATATCCCTTGGATACTCTTCCTATACCGTTCCAATTCATGTTTTTTTCCGAATGAATTGCAACCTTTTCTACTTCCTCTATCTTTGGCTTTGAACTAAAAACTTTGTCCTTAAAGTTATCTGCTGTTGCTGTTGTGATTACTCCCAGGTTATCCACTTTGATTGGAGACTTTTTCAACCCACCCTTGGGAGAAACATCCTCTGAGCTAATCACACTCCTGTCTTCCGACTCACTAATAACTGACTTTACCCCCGCCAACGCGGAAACGATGCTTGTTTTTGTTTTTGCTCCGTCAAGATCTACGCCATTTTCCTTGGCATACTCTTTAAGCTGAGCAACGGTCATTTTTTCAAAGTTTGACATTTTCACACCCTTCTCAAGTTTAATTATATCAGAATATACTTAGGGGGGCGAGTGTGATACCCGCCCCCCTTAGCTATATTGACTATCAGGATACTTCGGCTGCCGCGTCTGCGTAAGCTACTGCATCCAGTTCTTCCCATGTGATGCCAAGACGAACGAACACTGTGTATTCGATTGTGTCTTTTTTGGCCCTGTACTCACGGTTGACTGTGATGTCTCTTTGGAATCCCCATACACGGTTCTGTGGGAATGTCAGGTCGACATAATCCGCAGGGTAGTAAGGAACTTCCATGACGTCGATACCAAGAACGCGGGTTACGTTAGCGCCACCCATGGTCTGTCCTGCACCACTGAGATAGTTCTCTCTGCGTTCTGGAGTACCAGCAACTCTAGGATCAAATGCTGCTGCAATTGCGTCAGCAAGAGTTCCATTGCTTGCAACGATACCCGCGAAGGTATCCGTGCCAGCGTAGAACTTGAGGTTGCTTTTTACTGCACGATACTTGCGTGGCAATGCATAGATGATCTGCTGCATTTTTTCTGGTGTCCATGCATTTGCTGAAACAGTAAGAACTGCCTCATGAGCGTCTCCACCTGTAGTGACCTGATTAACAAAACCATCCATAATTCCTAGGAATGGGTCTGATCCACCGTCACCGTTAATTGCCAAGTCTTCGATGTCATTTGCAAAAGCACTCGTCATCATGCGAACGAGATGATCTTCAAGTGCGCCACCTTCGATGTTATCTTCCAGCGACTCTGTTGAAACTTCCCAGTCAAGACGAATCTTCTTTGTGGTTAGTTCAACTTTTGTGAAAGTTGCTCCAGCGTTTGTGTACTCTCCAAGTGCTTGAGAAGCAGCGCGAATAACACGCTCACCGACGTTGACCTTTTCAATCTCCATCGTGTTTGCTCTCATTGTGACCTTGCGGCCATCCTTAGCAAGAACACTACCATCCCAAACATAGTCGATAAAACGACGAGCCTGTTCTGGGTTCAGCATACCGCCAGCAACACCTGTTGGGTTGACAGCGTTTGGTCCTGTTGTTACTCCATAGTTGGCGTTAGGAATATTTCCTACCACGCCAGCGGATGGGTCGGTTACTCCGCCGATTCCACCTGCTGCAACAGCTCCTTGGCCCTGGAACAAACCTGGGTTGGGATCTCCGTATTCACCGGCTTCACTTGGCTGATTCTTTAAGATTTCTTCTGACATTGTACTTCACCTCCATTTTTTCTCTTGTTTTTAGTTAAATAGGTCGGACTTCGTGAGGAAACGTCCATCCCATAGCGATCTTTTAGCCTTTTCGAAAATTGGCTCCTGCACAACCTCTCCAAGGTCGCCAGACTTACGGAAAGCAGTATCTTTTTCCACTGCATCTACACGCTTTCCAAACTCATTTTTTACTGTATTGACATCTTCCTTGACTCCCATAACGGTCTTGTTGAGCTCTTCTACCTTCTCATTAAGAACTTTCATTGTGTCAGCAAGGTTGCTGAATGTGGTATGGATTTGATCAGACAGTGCTTTTGTTTGCTCCAACATTTCGTCTTTGCTTTTTTCATCAGCACTCATTGACTTCTCTGCTTCCATCGGATCTTCGTCGTCCACTTCCTCTTCACTCATGGACTTCTCCTCAACCATGTCGGCTTCCGCGTCATTTTTTTCAACTTCGGCCTCAACGGTAGCTTTTTCAACTTCGGAGTCTTCAGATTTTTCTACTTCCGAGTCAACAGATTTTTCTACAACAGCTTCCGCTGGTTCTTCTGTAGGATCTGTTTCAACTGTATCGTTATTCATTTTGCTTACCTCCTTTGCATCATTTTTGACAGTAGAAAGAATAGACTTTACTACCTCTGTCTTTTGTGCATCATTGGTCTCAACGAAACCAATATTGCTCATGCCCTTATCGCATCTAGGGCAACTTGACAAACTGTCAGAACTTAATTGAACTACGTTGTCACTATTACACCAAAACACGTTCTCGATGAGAGCCTTAGAAAGGTACCCTCCAGCATGACCTTTTTCAATGCTAATGACGTTAGCATACTGATTAGCCGGATTGTCCACAAGAGAAAGCTCAAAAAGATCATACTCTTTAATTATTCTGATTGACTTACCCATGCCCTCATCATAAGTATCCTCGTAATCCTTTACACTGCCACCGATTGAAAAACCTGTAAGAGTTCCGTCCAAGACCTTCTCCCATGTGTCCTGAGCACCCTTGCTAACGTATGTGGAAACAAAGATTCCACTATACGACTTGTTTGTCTCTGGGTCGTAGAAGGTATCCTGTTTAAAAGAAATAAGTTTTCCCACCGCTTTTTTCTCATCATGCATTTCCCTGATGTTGTTTCTAAAATTAGTAAATGCTGAGATAGACGCTTCTGCCGTTACTATATCGTCTTGATGGTCTACAGAGTCTGTCGTGGCCCAACCGGATACCGTTCTTTTTTCTATGTCTATCTTTGAAAATGGCATTGACATCTTTAGCTCTTTATTATCAAGATTAAAACTTGCCTTGTTTATTCTAGACATAAGACAGCACATCTTTTCCTGAACAGATATGTGAACTTAGCGAGAGTGTTTGACCGGAAACACCTTTTGGGGTGGCAGAACAAACATTCACATAACTTTTATTCATATTGTTTATATTATAACAGCATTTTATAAAACTGTTACAATTATACCTTTCTGCCTTCACCCTGAGCATTTCTTCCCGTAGTGGTCGCTACGCTGTCAGAGTTGTTGTTTGTTCTTTCAGAGTCTCTCTGCCTGTTCTGAGAGGCGTTTGCCCTTGCGTCTATTCCCTGCCTTGCAGAAAGCTCTAAGGGTGTTCCGCCCTTGCCATCTGATCTTGTTGGCATATCAATTTTCTCTCTTGCCTCGTCTGGAAGGAGTATCTGAGACTTAACAAACCTTTCGAGTATTTGAGATTGAGCTACTTCATCAGTAAGAGTCAACTCGTTAAACTTAAGATCGATTAGATCTGTCTTAGTCTTGATGATCTTAGAGACCATCTTTTCAATATATCTCTGTGCTGGTCTCGTCACCTGTTCCTTAAATGTACGATCTTGGGACATTGCTGCTGCTAATCCTCCAGAATCAACCCCTCCAAGCTTAGAGAGTGGTACTTGGTGAGCCATAAGGATATCGTTGCGGTTCTTTTCGCGGTATGCGTCAAACGACGCTTCTTGAACATTTGCCTCTACGGGAATCATTGTGAAGTCTATCTTGTTTCCCTCCTGATCTGCTGGAAGAGGAACATACAGGGTTCTATGATTTTGCCCCTTTAGCCCAGTCTGCAAGAATCTAAACAATCTGTCTTCTGATTCTGAATCTAACCTTGCCCCCTTTACGACGACAATATATCTTGGAACGGCTTTGTTTTCAAAGTAATCAATGTTGTACTGTGAGGCCAACTGGTCTCCCTTAAGGGACAGGTAGGCAGATATAATATCAGGAACCCCATAAAATGTATTTAGGGGTGAGTATGATTTAAAGTGAATAACTTCGTTTGGTCTTGGATCATCAGTGATTGGATTTTGATTTGTTGCGTTAAAGTTGCGGAAATAAACAACCTTCCCGCTGATTATTTGAGTAAACCCATCCCTTAGCCTTCTGACTCTCATGGTTGTTGCAGGAATATGTCCAACATACCCAACTTCACCCGTTACAGATCTTCCTATTTCTAAATAGGCATTTCCTGTTGATTCTAAGTCTAAATCAACCTTCTCCATGGTAGTGATAAAACTGTCGTCGTCATTTAGGCTTTCTAGCCACTCCATAGCGTCACCCTTAATACGCTCTATTCTTTTTTTAGCCTTTAGTCTAGCACTCTCAACGTCCATGTCTTCCATTCGAAGGATAACGTCTTTTGCCGTTTCAAACCTGTACCCGAGACCTACCGTGTTTGAAACTTTTGCATCAATTGCGGCATGGTTTGCAAAGTTGCTATCGTAAAAATTGGCAAGTTCGTAAAGATTGTACGGTGGAGTAATTACATCGAAGAGACCATATCCATTTCTAAAAACTTCTCCTGGATTTAGCTGCTTTGACTCTGTGCCTCCTGCTCCCCTTGACCTAACCCCAGCATCCTCTGCGTACTTTCCAGACACTCGACCTTCCTGATCTTTTGGAATGTCGTAATATCTTTTATCTATCTTGTTCTCTGATCGGGTTGTCCTTCTTTTAAAGTTAAGGTTTATTCCATTAAGATCTTTTAGTTCATCCCAGGACTTGTTGAATATGTCCTTTTCTTGAAAAGTTCTATCCTCTTCCACTTCATCCGAATAGGAAATGTTTATTCTTTGATCTTCCATTAACCTTCATCTCCATGCTTCTTTAGGGTTTGCTGTGCGTCATACACTGCACCCATATCGTTTATGTTTGGAATCAGTCCGTTTTTCATTCTATCCAGCTGCTCTGCATACTGATCATCTGTGGTTCTCTTGATACCTGGGTAGAACCAGGGTGTCCCTTCTGGTTGACCATAACCAGCTGCTGCTTTTCTAAGCTCTGCCATCTTTGAGATATCATTCCTCATTGCGGGGATGTTTAGCATATTGCCATGACCGTCGTGAAACAAATGTCCAGTAGGCAACTTCCAGAAATACAAACCCCAATCATAGGCTTTGTTTATTACTGTGGCCTTTGACTTACCAAGTTTTGATTTTTTTGTATTACTCATGGTTAAATTATAGCAGATTATCCTGGTTTACTGACTATACTCAACCAAGTTTGGTCTGCATAGACCGAAAAGTCGTCTTGAGCAACTGATATTCCGGTATTGTCGTCCACAGTAACGATGTTTGTCCCCATGTATGTGGAGTATATTTCTTTTGGAGTGGTAGAGAACCGTAACTCTTCTCGAAGAATGTAAAAATTTTTCCATTCGTTTGGGTTGGCTAAGTTTCCATTTTCATCGTACACCTGCCCCCAGTCAACAACATTTTCAGGTATTTGGTCTTCGTCACCATAATAAACGTCTTGCCACAATCTAGGAATAATCACCCCGAACTGATTGAGTCCCGTTGACTTGAAGAAAGATACGTTGTTGTAGGTGCATCCAGAAAGAAGATTCAGGGACCCAGATCTTCCGTTCATGTTTATTGGATTTTCGAAAATCACAGAGATTACATTCCACTCATTTTTAGATAAATATGGATTTATTGTTTTTATTCCATTTTGATAAAAAGATATTCCTGGGTAGTCTTGTCTTGTTAGTCTATCTCTTGCTATGATCTCAAATCTCTTTGCCGTTAAGTCTGATTTAATCAAAAACTCAATAGACGAGTCTCCACCCAAAAGGTTAAAAAATACCTGAGGAGTGGGCACTGGGCTAAACTGTTCATACTTTAAAAATAACTGAAATGCTCCCAGCGAATAGCTTTCTGATTTGGACCTATTTATTGGTATAGATACTCCATACTCCCTATCCTGTCCCCTCTCTAAAACCCTTATTCCGCTGTTTTCTGTTGTGTATAGGTATGGGAGGTTGTCCTTGTTGATCATTACCGGGTTTTTTGATTTACCGCTGAAGTAGATACCGTTTCTAACGTATGGATACATTGGGTTTCCGGTCTTCGTCCCTATTGGTGTCAGAGTGCCCTCGTCAAGAGCCCTGGATGTAATCTCAAGGCTTTTGATTCTTAGAGGGTTGCTTATTATTCCGTCCTGTTGAATTTTTAAATGAATGACAAGGGCCACATCCTCAAAACTAATGTCCTTGGGAGGATAAATAATTGTTCCATCGACAACCCCAAATTTTGTTTTGTACGCCCTATAAGGGGACAGGTTTGTGTTTTCTTTATTGGCGTATACGGTGTAAGAATCTGTTAAGTTTTTTGAATGGATGAAGCTGGATAGTGGCTC